GGGAAAGAAGACCAGAATATATTGAAAGTCCTATCAGAACTTATAATTATGCCAGAATCCAGTCAATGTTCTATAGAATTAAACCGCAAGAATTGGAGTATGTGTTAAGAGTTCCTTCTTTTTATCCTGTGTTTATTTCAAGGAGATAAATAAATATAAAACTAGTATAAATGTCTCATACTCTACGAAAAATTGAGATGAATAATCCTCTTGTAGTTGGGGAGGATTTCTAATGAATCGTAAATACATGTATAGTAGTCCAATAATAAGTAAACTTCCTGGAAGTAATCAAAATTATTATCTTAGAACAGTAACTAGCTATGAAGTCGATGGAAATGGTAAAGCAGTTGAAGGAAGTGCAGAGACTTATGTATATTATACTGGAATAGGAAATGCTCGGTGGCAGCAGGGGACCGAAGATTCATATGATTTCACTCAAAATGCATGGAGTTTAGCAGCAAAAACAAAAGACAAAGGAGCAACATATGAATATTATAATTATTCGCAAGAAGATAAAGATGCAGGAAAAATACCTTTAGGTCAAGAAGTTGGTAATCCAATCTTAGGTGCCACTGCACAACAATCATTAAGCTCACCTGGCGGTATATTTTATAATGGAGTCCAAAATGCAATTATTAATACAGCAGTAAAAACTCAACCTGGCCTTGCTCAAGTAGTATCAGCAAAACAACAAAATACTGTTCAGCAAGCAGCGGCAGCAGCAGCAGAACAAACAAGAAGAGATAATGAGGAAATACAAACAAATCTTTCAGAGGCAATAGAAAATCTTGGAAGAATAAATGATGTAAAAGCAAAAGAATTTGGGGATTTGAGATACCCAATAGGATCAGCTACAAATGGACAAGACTATATTCAATTTACTGTATTTGAATATTTGCCACAAGAACGATCAGAAAGTAATTTAACATATAATGAAAAAAATACATTTAGTGGAAAAGAAAAGGGATTAGGAAGAATATTTCTACCGATACAACCAACTATTATGGATACGAATACAGTAAGTTGGGGAGAAGATAAATTTGGAATTTTAGAGATGATAGGTGCCAATCTTTCTTTAGGAGCAATGACTGGAGATTCTGCAACAGAATTGGCTGGAAAATTTGCAGAGACTGTCACAAGTTCAGAAAACAAAATAGATTCTAAAATAGTCAGTGCAGTCCAAACATATCTAGCCAAAATGGCAGTAAGTTCAAACAACAACTTACTTTCTAGATTGACTGGAGCAGTAACAAATCCAAATTTAACTCTATTATTCAATTCACCCGAACTAAGAAATTTTAATTTTAATTTTAAATTAACACCAAGAACACAAAGTGAAGGAACAGAAGTAAGAAAAATAATAAGAGTCTTCAAACAATATATGGCAGTACAAAGAAGTGCTGGCAACTTATTTTTGGAAGCTCCATGCATATTCAAGATAAGGTATATCAGAGGAGTCGATAGATTCAATAAAGAAAAAGATTTGGATCATCCAGCATTAAATAGAATCAAAACTTGTGCCCTCAGAAGCTTTAGTGTAAATTATACTCCTGCTGGCTCTTACGCAACATACAATGATCCAGAAGGAACAATGAGTTCTTATGATTTAACAATGTCGTTTACTGAATTAGATCCTGTATATTGGGATGATTACAATCAACCAGTCGATCAAATAGGTTACTAAAATGGCATCATATTTTCGCGGAATACCAGATTTTGATTATGTAAGTCGTTTACCAGACGCAAAAATATCAGATTATCTTCCAGTAAAAAATCTGTTTAAGCGTGGTAAACTTCGTGAAGACATTTTTGGAAATCTACAATACTTCACAAAATATAAAATCATTGGTGATGAAAGGCCAGACAATGTGGCATATAAAGTTTATGGGGATGAAACTCTTGATTGGGTTATATTACTTTCAAATAACATTTTAAACATTCAAACAGAATGGCCATTAGCACAGTCCACATTCGATAAGATTTTATTAGAAAGATATGGATCTTATGATAATCTCTACAATGGAATACATCATTATGAAACTAAAGAACTAAAAACATCTTCTGGTGCAATTCTATTAAGAGAAGGATTGATACTTAATGACTCCTGGAGTAACAATGGAAACTTTATTGCAGGGGTAGAAATCAAAATTAACTACATTTTTCATTACTTTGATGAGAATTTAACTTACATCACATTAAATGAACCAGTAATCAATTTGAGAATTGGAGATAAAATAGAAATTTATAATGTTGGAAACTCCAGTTTCAACGGAGAATACGAAATTATAGAACTAATATCAAATATAGATGGACAAGTAAATTCATTTAGATGTAGAAATTCAACCACAAAAAGTGAAAACCAACCAGAATTATCTGGAAACGAAAAAGTTGGATACATTCCATATAAGGAAGTTCCTCAAGGAAGTTTGTACTATTATCAATATTATGATTCTGATTTAAAAACTACAGTAAATATTCCTATATCACAAATATTAAATCCAATTACTAACTACAATTATGAAATAAAAATAGAAGAAGATAAAAGAAATATATTCGTATTGAAACAAAATTATCTAAATGTAATATTAAATGATGTAGAGGTAAATTATCCATATAAAGAAGGTGGACAACAATACATCAATGAAAGATTAAAGCGTGGAGAAAATATAAGATTAATGCAATAAAAAAGGAGCCTTTTGGCTCCTTTGCTTCATTCTGCTAGTTTACTGAAGTATGCTAGGGCATCGTCTTCATCTTCGTCCTCTGTTACGGGAGATGACTTACTGCGAGAGTAAGATTCTTCTAGTTCTTTCATAATATCAGTTTCTGCTGATTGTACCAAAGATTCTAGTTCATCTTCTTGTTCACGAATGGATTTTGAAGATGAAGTGGTTCCTAGTACATAATCAAGACGCTTCTGTAGTTCTTCTGGAACTTTGAATTTTTCCCTAGAGATAAGTTCTTGGAGAGAATGTTCACTCTTCCATAGATCTTCTAGCCTTTCATCGTCTCCATTAAGAAGTGGGGATGGAGATTCAAATACGCTGTCATCATAATTTGGATAACCAGCTACTTGCTTCACACGAAGACGGAAGTTGGCACCAGCCCAAAGATCAAATGGATCGATTGCTGGATCATCTTCAAATTCTGGCTTCATTGATGCTTTGATTTTATCAAATACTTTTGCACCAAAACGGAAGATTTTAACTTGTCCTTCAAGTGAAGGATCAGCTGGGTTGCTTACGATGTAAACATTAGCATAATAACTAAGCTTACGCTTTCTGGCTCGTGCTACTTCTTTGTCAGAGTCTAGGCCAGAATTCCAAAGTTCGCTATTAGAACGACATACACAACATTCTTCGCCAAGAGTAGTTGGGCAGTTATCAATGAACCAACGTCCGTTGACTTGAAATCCGTGACTATAAAGTTTCACGAAAGGAAGATCTTCATTTGGAGGAGCTGGGAGGAAGCGAATTACAGCACGACCATTACCTGCCTTATCTGTTTCTAGTTTGAAAAGGTTAGGATTATCTCCAGTGCTGTTGGATCCCATCTTTTCTGCTTCTTTGAGCAGTTTTTCAGTCAGACTACCAAGTGAAGATTGCTTCTTAAGATCTTTAAAATTCATGTTACGATTGATGCGGTGGATAGTAGGCGACTTTAGGGTTCCCAAGCCCATGGTCATATTATAGCACAGGGTCACTCGTCTTGCAAGTGGCTTTTGGTGTCCTCTATTAATTGAATCATGCTCTTAAAAACATCATTAATTTTTACATCAGAAGAAAACCCAAATATCTTCATTGAGTCATCAAGTTTGTTCTTCATGTCAATAGCATTTGGATCATTCGATAAACTCAATCTAGTATATAATATTCTTTGTTTTTCGAGTAACTCTTCCAACATTTTTACATGATTTATTTTTTCTTCTTTGTCCATTTCCTCGAAAGAAAGAATACTTGATGATATTCTTTCTTGTAAAAAACCAATCTCTTTTAATTCTTTTTTTACTATATCTGAACTGAAAAATGTCACAATAATACTTTTCTTAAAATGTTCTTGTATTTATCCAAATCTAATTTCAAAAAGGGAGAATATTTTTTAATCTTACTTGAAATTATTTGCCACACTGGATCCGACAACTTTTCATCAAACTTTTTTCTGTAACTTATCATTTGATCTAGTATCACCATAGTTTCTAATAATAAATTCCCAGAAAGATATTCTTTTATTAATTTTGGATGCTTATTAGTTTCTATTTTTATGTACTCTAAAAAATTTTTTCCTTCAAATACATTTTTTAAATCTTGTTCAAATAGATAAGTAAGGGATTGAGTTCTTTTTTGCCATTCCAAATATCTATCGTTCCCATTTTTGATTATGTCGCCAATCCAAATGGAAGAAGGATCAGTGGATGAAATGAAGTTAGAAACAAAGAAATCTACAATTTCTCCATCTTGCTTTTGTCTTGACAATTTTTCAAAGAACAATCTATCTTTTCTTTTATTAAATGATTCGACAGATGCTTTTATTTTACCACAATATTTGTGATAATCATAAGTATCACTAGAAAAATGATGCTTTAAAGCAAGATATTGCTTATAAGTTTCGTGTGGAGTCACTTTCATTACAAAGGAAGTTTAGCTTTAGATGTTTTCTTTAGGAAATTTAGTTCTATTGCATCACATTTAAGTTTTTCTTTTAGAGGTTTGGAAATTAATTTTGAAATCGATTCAACATCAATACCATTAGCTTCGCAATACTGAACAATTGCAGTAATGTAGTTATACTCAGGATTTTCTTTTACCAAGGATTCTATTTCTTGTGCAAATTTATCTTGACACAAAAACTTTTTTTGGAACTCTTTTTTTAGCTCATCTGATTGATTCATATTCTTTTAATTTATCGTAAGTGAATTTTTTTACATATTTTACAAGAAGTTTAATATATTTTTCAATGTCAGTTTCAATGTAAGTAATGACTTCTCCATTTTCACATGACATGATAATTACAAGTTGTTCTACTTCTTTTCCTGTTAATTCTTTGAGCATAAAACAATATGCTGCTGCCTGAACAAAGTAGTTTTCAATCCACTCTTTTGGCTTTGGTTTTTCAGATGATTTATAATCGATGATACTTAGTTTGCCATCATAGTCAGCAATAGTATCTACTGTGCCTGCAATTTTAAAATAGTCACTATAAAGTGAACGCTCAATTGCAATGATATTGTCAATTTTGTCTAATTCAGATTTTGCGATATCGAAAAGAAACTTCGGTAGAGGATCGGCGGATGGTAAATCTTCATTTAAAATGTAACTCTCAATTAAAGAGTGCATCGCAGTACCACGAGTTGTTGCTGCTTTTGTAATCTGATTTGCTTTTTCTT